CTGTTCTCTCCATCATCGTAGTAGTACCCCCTCAAGTTCTCTTTAAAGTCTTCAACAAGCGGGGTATCGCATGGTCGCGTTTTCTTCAGCTTAGGCTCGAAGCGCACCATGTGCTCGCATACATCTGTAGTCTTGAACTCAACAGTGGCATGGCCATCCTTGACCTCTATATTGTTGCTAAGGCCCTCTCTAGCCTCATAGTCAAGAATCTGACCGCCAGTTGGATTTGGGGGCAAATTGGGCCATGTTCCATGCTCAAATTTAACGCACTCGTGGTAGCAATATCCCGCGTTGTCAGGGTTGAAAGTAGCTACACGTTCATGCATCAGGTAGTTAAGGTAGGCCGTCTGTTTTCCGTGTAAAACTACATTCTCAACCTTGGCTTGCTCGCCATGTAATTTGAGTATGCAATACAGGAAATAATGGGCATCACTCATATTGAGGATTTCTTGTTCTTTACCTTTGTTGGCAAGTTTTCGCCAGCCTGACTTGGTCCACGGTGAGGATATTGAATTAAAGATCTTGGATATATGAGTCCAAAAGTCATCCTTCTCGTGCTTCTGTATGTCCTGAATTAAATAGCTGATCATCTGACTACTCCTCCACCTTACAATCATAGCTCTGATCAGCAAGGCATTGGCCAAGCCTTCGTGTTCTTCGGGAGGCAATTGAAAGCCCTCCTGTATGCACCATTCCCGGACGGTGACTTGATACTGAAGGCCAGATAGATATGACCCTGTATGGTTTAATGTCACGGATTTGTGATCTCTGTTGAATAACCAAGCAGCCGACTTCTCGACCATACTGGGCGGTATATCATATGTCTTGATATCTTTAAATATTTCATAGAATTTGTCTGGTGTATAAATCTCGTACCAATAGGTGGAGGTTAGCTTCTTAATTATAGGTAACACGGAGGTGAAATCCGGCACTTTGACTAAATTCCTGGGTTGTCGCAGGGTGCGGCCTATCACTCCGCCGTGATACACTCTGCAAACCTTAATGAAACACAGAGGTCCATAATTTCTCATTACTTCGAATGTAAGATTGAAGTCTTTGGCGTTGTACGCTACTTGAGTCAACCATTGCTCTATGGTTGATCTTTTGTGCCTGTAAATATTCGCGCTATCAGGCATGCACATAACTAGATCATCTCCCTCATGGCGCCAGTGGATCCCAAATTCGACGTCAGTGAAAGACATCTTTGAATTGTAATACTTGATAGGGAGTAACATGGCGCACGTCATGGTTTGCAGACCTTTAATTCTAAATATTTGGTAAATCTGTCGGTATGTCATATCATGTGTGCTAAACATGGCTAGAGCGTCATCACATGGGAGCGCGCAACGTTCTGCTCCTTTAGCATGAGTACCGTTGAATATGCGCGTGAGCTCGTCTGCACCAATAATTCTGTGTTTCTGGCGCCAACGGCTTTCATCGTGGGCGTCGATGCGGTTATCAGTATGATGTGTGCCGTCAGGCATTCCGCCCACTTCATAGTACCCCTCTTTATCACGGAGGTGGCCTATTTCATGCTCGGCAATTCTGTGTAGCCCAGCTAATTTCCAGTGTGTGTTGATGGGTGGTAATGTACCATCTGGATTTTTCTTGCTCTTGATTATGTAACTCGTGAGTTTGTCAAAAGCCTTAGTTTGATCAAAATCGACATAAAAAGGCACATCCAACGTTCTGCCTCTGATCTTGTCATCTAAATTTTCTGCGACCAGTTCGTTCAGCCGCTCCTGCACAGGTTCGTGTGCATGGTATGGGTATTTGCTAATATCGAGGGAGCCGAGGTCCGGGGTGCCCCGGCTCAGGGGATATTCGCTCATTTCGTTTTATTTTTCGTATGTGTAATAGTTTTTTCTTTCATCAATAATAGTTGAAATGTCCACAGGGATTTTGGAAGAGCCCTGCGAGCACTAATAAATAAGTATACTGCAAAGTTCAG